GTTTGTCCTCCGGAGTCCTTGTGGCTGCACTGGTGTGTGTTGTTGGGGTGTTCTTTGGCATTGCGTTGCACATGTCAGGGGACGTGTCTGTGTCTGGGTCAATCCGGTTGTTACGCGCACCTTTTGCATGTACCGACGGTATCTTGCCTTGTTTGGCGAAGGCTTGCGAATTGACTTGGAGGGTGATCAGGGTCAGCCGCTTCTGGGCCGCGGTTGTTCCTTGACGTCCTGTGCTACAGACCCTAAATTTGGACGAGCTTGCAAATGTGAAGCGCACTTTTGCAGGTTCATACGCCCAGGTTCTTGCGCTTATTATTGCCCACAAATGCACAGTCCGTGTGTGCATAATGCGGCGTTGGGGCTTGTTGGCCGCGTGCTTAAGGAAACTCCTGTGCCCACACCACAGGGGATTCGTAGGCTCGCTGCCAACATACACCATTTCACAACCGCTATAGGGCGCGTCCATCCGTTGGGACGCGCTGAGTTTCTTGCCAAATACAGCGGCGCGCGGCGGGCGAGGTACACCCGCGCAGCCGACAAGTGGCCTTCAACGGAACCCGAAGGACTCTCTGCAGCAACTGGGTTCGTCAAGCTGCAGCGCATAAACCCCGAAGAGAAGATTGATGCAGATCCGCGCATCGTCAACTTTCGGAGATATGAGCAAGCCTTCGCTTTGGGCAGGTTCATTCGCCCAATTGAGGATCGTTTCCTTGATTTAGCAAAAGGAAATTTTTGGGTCTTCCGCGGTCCGTGGCTAGCCAAGAAGCGTGATTTGGTTAGGCGCGCTGCAGATATAAGGGAGCAGTTTGAATCCATCCCAAACTGCGTTGCATTATCCCTTGATGTTTCACGTTATGAGGCGCACATCAGTCCTGAACTGATGAGTTTGGAGCATGCCATCTACAGGGCTGCTTGTCGCGACGGAGAATTTCGCAGGTTGTTGAAGGCGCAATCCAAGTCCCAAGGATCCATGGATGTCGGCCTTAAGTATCGTATGAAGGGTAGAC